GCGCCGCCGGTGTTCCCGGCAAGATTTCCGGAAAATCCGTTTCCAGATCCATCTGTCCCTCCAACTCAAAGTATGGAATTTCCTTCGGCTGCCGCATAGCACGGATCTCCTGGACCTTCATTTCCGGAGTCACCTGTTCCAGCTGCTCATCCGTCAAGGATAACATCTCTTGCAGCTTGGATTTTTCAAAATCCTTATACCGCTGGTCCACAATTGGACTGTTGCCGTCCGCAGAGAACCGGTCATTCATGCTCATGTACCGCGATGCTGTAGACTTGCTGATACCGTACTCTGCCTGGGCAAAATCCCAGATGCTCTCATGACCTTCCTCACGGTACAGTTCTCCATCCCGGATAAGCTTGAGATAATATCCGATGGCGATGAAGCTCCGCGCCGCCGACTCGATATTTGTCCGGATAAAGATCTTCGCATCATCGTAACTCACATTTTTATACCAGCTGCTCGCGGTCGTAATATCAACCGCGTAATCTTCGCATTCATCCTGCTGCTCAGCTACAGCAGTGCTTCTCTCTTCCTCCATGTTCCTCTCCCTCAGTATCTGTCCAGGTTCTCGCCGACCATATCAATCCACAGGATGCACTCCCGGGTGCCACTCGGCAGCTCCACCAGGCAAAAATACTTGCTTGCCGTGGATATCACACGAGCCAGAACCGGCACGCTGCTCAGCTTCGCGTTCTCGTTTCCGAGCATCACTGTTTTCACGCTTTTGACGCGGATCCGGTTGCCGACACGGGCCTTATTGCGGGCCTGTTTGATTCTCCAGGATCCTATGCCCAGCTCCGGCCGCTTTCTGCACTTAGACGGGTTCAGCCCATGCCGACTCAGATACATATACACTGTGGATTCTGTTCTTCCAATCCGGGCAGCAATGTCAGGGATAGACTTTCCTGCAGCATGCAGCTCCAGGACCATTTTCTCAGTGCTATTCATCTGCGCCACCTCCGTTTTCTTCAATCATCTTCCGCGCTTGCGCTGCTACCATAGCATCATAGTCCGTATCCCGCTGCTCAAAGTTGCAAAATTTATTACCAGCTGCCGGTTTCCCACTACCTTTGCCTTTTGATCCCAGAGCATACACACCGATCCAGTTATTTTTTGTGGACTGGTCAAGGATAGCCGCCTGCTCCTGTGGATTGCCGGACAGCTTTGCCAGGTCAGCCAGCAAAAGACAGATGCTGTAATCTGTCATGGGTTTCCCCGCCTGCTTCCGGAAATCCAGATAGCCGATAAGCGCTGCATTCAAAACAGGATCCGGAACGTACTGGCTCTCCCTAGAGATTTTATTTAATTTTGTTTTATTTTCTTTACTTTCCTTTTGTGGAATTTCTGTAACATTTTTATGGGTTTCTGTTGCAGAAATCGGCTTTTCTGTGACAGAAATAGCGTCTGAGGGTGCACTTAATAAAGGTTGACCCGAATCATCAAGCAACCAGTATTTATCTTTATTAACCTTGTTTCGTGAAGTGACGAGGGCGAATCGTCGCTGGATTCCCACAGAGGTTATAACCCCATGCTGAAGGAGGGTTGTCTCGAAGAGCCCTAGTTCCCCGCAATCAAGAATAACTTGTGACACAAGGCGCTTTGTCACCCATTTCGCACCGATGATACGGACGATCATAGTAGATATCCGATCAATCGGCTCTGCCAGGTAATAGCCATTTTTATAAATTTCTGTCAGCAACGCATCATAAACAGTTACGCCAATCGGCCCGCGCAGCTCCAACAGATCCATAATTTTGTAATCGTTGTAAAAATCCACATCTTTCGGAAAGTAGCTTAGTCCCTGTTTGATCGGACGACCCATTGGCGACCTTCACCTGCTTTCCTTTTTATATGCCCCGCCGCTATAAAGTCAGCGGGGCAGTACCAGCGGCATTCATGTTCGTGACACATTAAACCGCAGAGATAACTTTATTAACCGATAATGGTGATCATGTCCTGGATTTCCTTCGGCATGTCTGCCAGCAGGGTTGCCAGATAATCTTTGATATTCCGGATTGCTTCGTTGCGCCAGATGCCACCCTCGGCCTCGACAAGTTTAAAGGTCGGCTCCTCATCGTCACCGATCCGGAACACAAAATTGCTTTCCGGCTGCGGAACTTCCTGGAAAGTGCGGAACGGTTTTAATCTGGCCGGATTCGGCACCAGAGCATCCGCCTTTGTGGCCACACCGGTCTGCATGGTAACAACCTGGCTCACACCATCATCACTGTAAGCTGCGTTATTTTTCTTCTCGATGTTTCCAGAAACCTTCAGAATCAGATTCAGATCCGTGGTCGGCTGGAAGTTGGCCTGCAAACCAAGCATAAAACCTTCCTGATCATACCAACGGTCAAAACGGAACTCTGACACGATGGCTTCTGCTCTAAACAGCGTCTCACGGCGACGATCCGCATCCAGAACGGATACCAGGCGCACCTCGGTCGGACTTTCCACGTGAATAATCATCTTGCGACCACGGAATTCCTCGTGACAGTTTTCAATATAATCAGAGAGCGCAGTCAAAGTGGATGCAGTTACCGGCTTTGCATAATCAGCCTCGTCATAGCGCTCCAGTTCTCCACCACCGCTGCGGGCATAAGTCTTGCCCGCAATCTCGACTACCTCAGTCTTTGCTGCATTGTTTCCAAGTTCCACTACATAGCCTAAAGCTTCTCTTAATCCTTCTAACATATTTATTCTCCTTTACATCTGTCTTAAATCAATAGGTGCCTGCTGCTTTGGCGCTTCCGCCTCATAGATTTCACCCGTTTCCGGATCAAATGCCTGTACCGGTGGAGCTGGTGGGACAACCTCGGCTTTTACCGGGATCATATTACTCTGAACAGAAACCGTCTGGCTCGCATCATCAATCTCACTCATCTGTACCGTACCGGTCCGGGCATCCTTGCCGATCAGCATCATGGTTTCATCCGCCAGAGGCGGAGCCAGGCTGACATTGGTTGCGATGGACGTTTTTACACTGCGTCCGGCATCCGGCTTAAATGTCAGCTTGATTGTCAAGGTCCTGGCCTTCTGCGGATCCGCATTGGTATCCGCAATGTTCTGGACAATCTGACGCATGGCCAGATTAAAACGCTCCAGCAAGGCCCCCCCAGCGAACCGGTCAAGGCTCATATACTTTGCCATTATGTGTTGCTCCTTTCGCTTTAATTAAAGAAATCCTTTTCAATGTTCTCTGCCTCAGCTGACTGTGGCTGCGGAACTGCAGTCTGACCGACCGGATCCTGCTGCGGAATCGCTGCTACATCCTGCTCACCAAGAAAAACATCAGAAGAATTTGCTTCCGGTTCATTTGTCCCGACCTCTTCCGCTATATAAAGACCGGTGAAGGTCTCCGGGAATGCTTCGCGAAGTGCCTGTACCAGGGCAACCTTACGGATCATGGTTGCCGGCCGTTTCGACCACTGGCTGTTCAAGCTGCCGTCCTTCTTTCTTCCAGCGTACTCATCAAACGCAACCTCGACGCGGTATGGATGAGAACGATCTTTCCGATATACCTCTGCATAGCCGCCCAGGATTTCCTCTTCCGGCAGTTTCAATGTGCCAGTGCGGTAAATAACTTCCCCGCCGGACAGCACGATCACGCCAGCTTCAAATCCGTCATATCCCGGAGTTTTCTCCGCACGCTTCATAAATGCTTCCTTGCCGACCACCATGGTTGCCGGTTCATTTCCATACTTAATGCAGTACGCTTCCTTCAGCCACGGATTCAGACCTGCGTACTTACAGAGGTTGATAAACATCACGACCTCCTGCATGGAGACGCGGTCCTTATCACCGCTAATCAGATAATTCTTCACCGTCTGCGGCGTCAGAACCACCTTTTCTCCGGCTACCTCAAACTCTACCTTCTGTTCCGCAGGCTTCTGCGACTTTGCTGCTAAACTGTTTCCTACTGCCATAATGTAAATATCCTCCTTTACTGTTTCGGCACCGGCTCGAACCGGATACCGGATTCATTTAAGAACTTCTTTAATCGCTCCATCTGGGACTTCGTTACGTATACCCGGAAGTCCAGCACATGCACCGGATCTTCCACGGTTTCCATTACTGGAATGCTCTGCTGCGGCTGTGACGGCTGCGCCGCTGTTTCTGGCATCGACTGTCTGCCGGCACTCATCACCCGTTCTGCTTCCTGCTGCCGCTTTACTTCACGCTCAGCTTTCAGTTTCGCCTGCTGCTCTGCGTAGATCTTCCGGCGCTTCTCATCCTCCTCCAGGCGGTTGCGCTCTGCCATAGCCGCACCGATATCATAGGACTGTAAAAATACTCGCTTCATATCCCCTGCATAAAGGCTGTCTACCTCATTCAAAATGGCAATGCCCTCAGCAACCTTCTGGATCAACGCCAGAATCTCCTCTTTGATGGATTTCATGGTCTTAGAGGCGTTGCCATATTCCGGCTTCACGACACGATTCCACGGCAGATACTCCGCCAGATCCTGAATGTTGTCCTCATAAAACTCCCGGACCTTGTCCAACTTTTCATTGCGCTTACGCTCTTCATAGCCTTTCACCTGGCCATCGATGTTATCAATGGCCTTCTGTACGATCCCGGTCAGCTCATTCACCTGCTGCCCGAAGAGCTCGTCCGGTTCCAGGAGCTTCTTGCGGATTTCGGTACGCTTACCGGTCAGTGCATCCTTAAATTTATTGAGCTTTGCCCGGTCTGCCTTGGCATCACCGATTGTGTCGTCCGTATAAACAGAGGTTTCATATTCCTGCGCCACCGCGCTGATCTCTGTTTTCAGCTCCTCGAAGTTCCAGTCAATTTTCTGGATAAATCCCGCATCCTGCGGGCTGTAAATTTTCAGTTCCATGCTGTCCTCCTTTAGATTGCTGGAAGGATAAGGTTAGGGCGGCGGCCACTCTGGACATAATCCCAGAAGCGCCGCTCCGCTTCCACCAGACACTGAATGTCTGCCTCTACATCCTCCCGCTCGATTATGTAATCTCTTGTTTCAATCAGCAGTGTGCCGGCTCTCTGGTTCTTAAGTTGCGCTCTCAGCACCACAAAATCCCATTCGGTGACCGCCAGATAATGCAGTATCTGACAGAAATAATTGTCCGGGATCCTGCCACGCCACTTTTCCCACTGGCTGCTCTGCAGAATCTCTGTGGTTTTAATCTCCAGGATTCCGCGCCGACTACGCTCATCTGTCAGCTCACCATCCAGTGAAGCATGCATCCAGGGATATCGGTCATTGCGAAACATGTTATCCTCATCATAGGACACTGTGTACTCCGGATGATCCAGAGTAAACAGAGCGCGGATATGTTTCTCCGCCTCCGTGCCGTACCGGACATAATCCTTGTTAGAGATATCTTCCGGCTCGATCAGTCCCATTTTCTCTTCCCAGAGCTGGACATTATCCTTATAAGGATTCATTCCCACACAGGCCGCCGCATCAGAGCCGCCGATATAATTCTGTCTTGCCTGCAGCCATGCTTCCCGGCTGTCAAATATCCGCTTTGTTACTGCCATTACACTGCCTCTTTCTCTTCCTGCACCAGTTCCACCCAGTCATACACGCTGAGTACCACATCATTTGCTTCGTCACCGGAGACAATGACCTTATCCTTCAGCCACTGCAGCCGCCGGATGGTCAGCACCATCTCCTGCACAAAGCACCGGGACTGGAAGCGGATCATCTGGCCGACCTGCAGACTATTGACCGGGTGACGGCCAAGGCTGATTAACATTTTAGTTGCCATTGCGCATCCCTTCTTTCACAGCAATTGCCAGATGATCCAATAACTCCTTTGCACCTTCCGGCAACTCTAACCTTTCTTTGTTCTCAGTAATTTCATCCAGAAGCACGCCCTGGAATAACTTCGAAATCCGAAACATTGCCGCAATACAATCCTTCGGATCTTCATATGCCTTTCTTATCGTCTCAGCTGTTGTCTGTGCAAGAACGTCCGGCAATTCGCCCGGTTTAATCTCACCAAAGATACCACCATGTACCTTATATTTATCTCCCACGTCTGATACTGTCATCACATTCGCGAACTCACCAGAAAGTACCTTATCCTGCTCGCCATCCATCTGAATAATTACCTTTACCATCTTGATTTCCCTCCGCGCCTCACCTATAATGAGGCTGTGAATATATTTTTTATTTACCCGATTCCCCGGAAGTTGCCGCTTCTGGGGTTTCTTCTTTTGCAGATTCTTCTGCTTCCAGGCGCTTAATCTCCGTGTCGATAAATGCTCGTAAAATCTTATAAGCAGCCTTTTTAGATTTCGGAAGAACTGTCTCATCTATGCTATACTTAACAAAACCTGCAATTGCATGGACGGAAGCTTTATCGCTTGTAACCCCATATGCCATGCCAACGCTTTTCAGTCCGTCTTCCTCGATAGTGCTAATGATTGCCATAACAAAATCACCAGACTCCGTTCCTTTTACGCCTCCATCATCCTTAATCGTAATTTCTACCATCTCCTCACCTCCTTTCTATAATCCCGCCAACAGCGCGCTGGCCACATATCCCGCAAACACCGCACAGATGAAAAACATCACCTTGCCCGCCAGATCATCCAGATCAAGTTCCGGTTCTGGTTCCGGTACACTCTCGACCAGGTAAAACACCGGATCACTCCGGCACTCCACGTAGCTCAGCGCCTGCGGGTGCTGGGACTGGATAAAGTTAAGCTTCGCCACTCTGATCACCTCCCATCAAAACCTTCCCTCCAGAATCTTGGATGTATTTTTCTACCGCATCCGAAGAAATGTAATACACATAGCGCTGTCCGGTTAACTGGGTCGCCATCCCGATTGGGAGCTTCCCGCGCT